AGGCACGTTGTCTCTAAATGCCATTCATATCGAAGCAGGGGGCAGTTCTGGTACTTCCTGCTCAATTAACGATAGTGATATAAGGGCATTAATTGGTAAAGGCTCTGGTGCAAGTATGAATTTTGCTGAATGGTATGGAGCATCTTCATTTACTGCTGAAACACAATTAATCATAACTGGTGCTAATAGTGGTATAAAATTTGCTAATCCTTCTTTTAGTACATATAGTATGGGTATTGGAGCAGGAACATTAGGCTCTGCTGCTGATAATCAAATAACATTAGACCAAGGGCAAACTTGTGTGTTTCATCAAGTTTCTGTCTCAACATTTATGTCAGTAGGTGTAACTATGGATTTTAATGGCTCAAGTTCGGCTGGTGGTGGTGGAATGAGTAGAACAGATTATTTACAAGGTCATTATTGGAGAACAACCTTTTCAGATGGTACAGGTAACCCAGGGAATATGTTATTACCAGCATCACAATTTTACAATCTAAATCCTACATATAATTTTGTCGGACAAAGAGTGAATATAAGCCAAGCATCATTACAGCCATTGGGTGCTACTTTTAATGTACAAAGAACTATTCAGGTTTATTAATTATGAATTTAGATTACGAACAAACTTTCAACGACATTGATGAAACAAAAAGAATGATGACTATGAAGCCATCTATTCCAACATTAAAAACTTATACATATGTTATTCAATCAAATGTAGCTGCAAATGTTTTAGACCAACTTATTTTTAAGGCTGAAGTTGATACTGTAAGAAAGTGGGTAATGGAGTGTGGGTTTAGTTTAACAACACACGCATATGATTTTATGCAAAAGAAAATTGTAGAGATGGATGCTCCAAATATAAAACCACCAGTAAGAAAGCCGATAATAATATGACCGATACTAGTATGAGGTTTAAAACTACAATGTCACACACAGGAGTTTTGTATGATGACAATTTAGAATTTTGTTTTACACAAGATGCTAAACAAGGACAGTCTAATTATCGTTTTGAATACGATGGTATGGATGAGCCATCACAAATAGATTTACTAAATGATAATCCTAATATTGTTTCTTGGGATTATGTAAGAGATGGAGCTTTTCAAAACATATTAACTGAAGGCTCTTGCACTTTAGAGTTTAAGTGGACTGATAATGAAAACATTACGCAATCAGATTTAGATGAATACGAAACCTATTTGTTATCACAATTAAATTGGAACATAACAAAAGATTTAGACAATAAAACTTTTACCGCATCGTATAGTTATGATGCTCCTTTCACAGAATGGTCTCCAGCTCCTGTTGCTTATTTATTAAAGACACCAGAGATTAAGTTGACACTTGATAGTGATAACAGCGAGATACTTTGCTGTTCTCGAAAGGTAGAAGATTGGGGAGGATGGAATGTTAGAAACATAGACATTCCTGCTGGTACAACAAAATCTTTAGACAGACCAGAAAGTACAAATTGTTATATGGTTTTCTGTAAAGAAGTTTCTATTGGTGAAACAGTATTGGAAAAATGGTCTGTAAGAAATCTGTCATCAGAGTCTATTGATGTTACAAACAGCAATGATGAACCTTGTAAAATAGTTCAATATTATAAATAAATGTATAGGAAAGTTAAATGCCAATAGAAGATAAAATTACTCTTGATAGAGCAGAACGTAAAATTGTTATAGAAAAAGTACAAGATACTACTCCTGTAATGGAGCAAAATAAAATATTTAGGAATCATGTTCCAGAAGCTCAAAGAGGAGACTTTCAGCGAATAGCACAGATACCACTGATTGCGTTACAAATACAGACTAAGAAAAGACACGGACATAGCAATTGGTACAAGTTACATAAAGATCAACAAATGGAAATCATTAAATCTATGATTAATAGTAATGAGTTTCAAAATTTTAAAGTAGGAAGTAAGGGATTATAATGGCATTAAATACTTATTCAGGATTACAAGCATCTATTGCTAACTTTTTGGCCAGATCAGATTTAGGTACAGAGATTGTAGATTTTATAGCATTAGCTGAATCTGAAATAAACAGAGAACTTAGAATTAGACCTATGGAAACTACAATTAGTTTTACTATAGATGCAGAAACTGAAGCACTACCTACAGGATTTTTAGGAGTAAGAAGTTTTTTTATCAATGGTACTAAAAAACAACCTTTACAGTTTATAACTCCTTATCAACAACATCAAACACAGGGGTCTAGTACAAGTGGTGTTCCGAGAGCTTATAGTATTGAAGGATCTAATTTTAGATTTAGTCCTTTACCATCAGGTACGCACACAGCTACATTAACATACTATAAAGCATTTGATGCACTATCTGATAGCAACACTAGTAATTTTATTTTAACTAATCATCCAAATGTTCTTTTATATGGAGCATTATATCATGCATCTAATTTTATTAGAGGTATAGATCCTGGCGTTGTAACACAATGGAAAGAACAGTTTCAAAATGGTATTACTCTCATAAGAGAACATAATGATAAAGAATCTTATAATGCTACACCATTAGTTCAAAGAACAGATATTAATCTTAACAATTTAGATAACATAAACTAATGCAAGTTCCTTTCGCAGAATGGCTGCCTGATTTACCTGATCATCTTAATCCTGGAGCTACAATAGCTAAAAATGTATATCCAGCTGTAAACAGCTATAGACCTTGGAAAGAAATACAACAACAACCAAATGTATCTGCTGTTGCTTCAAGAGTACAAGGGGCTGCTTCATTTAAAGATGATGGTGGTACTTCATACATATTTGCTGGTAAAGCAGATAAATTATACAGATTACAAGCTAATGTATTTAACGATGTTAGTGGTGGACAAACATTTATTACCACAGCTGATCATTATTGGGATTTTATAAAGTTTGGTGAAGATGTTATTGCTTTTAATGGCAATGAAGCTCCACAAAAATTTACAATGGGTACATCAACTAACTTTGCTGCTATACCAAACTCTCCATCTTTTAGACACGCAGCTGTTGTAAATAACTTTGTTGTTACTGGGTATCAAGGTACATTTCAGAACAGAGTACAATGGTCAGCGATAAATGATGTTACTTCTTGGACAGCAGGAATAAACTTAGCTGATATAGAAGATTTACCAGAGGGTGGTGTTATTACAGGTATAACTGGTGGACAATACGGATTAATATTTCAAGAAAATAGAATAACTCGTATGGACTATCGTGGTGGTGCTATTGTCTTTTCTTTTAGAAGAATAGAAGATAACAGAGGAGCTGTACAAGGTAAGTCAATTATTAAAGTTGGAAATGTTGTATACTTTTATTCTGCTGATGGATTTTATGTTACTGATGGCAACTCATCTAAAGCTATTGGTAATGGTAAAGTAGATAGATTCTTTGCTGGAGATATAAAAAGAGATTTAAGAGAAAGAATTAGAGCTACGCATGACCCTGAAAATAAATTAATTATATGGTCATATCCATCTGTTAATTTATCTGTTGGAACAGAATTTAATGATAAGATGATTATATATCATTATGAAAGTAATAGATGGTCATTGGTAGAACTTAATCATGAAGTATTATTTAACGCACTATCTCAAGGTGCAACACTCGAACAATTAGACTCTCTTGCAGGTACAAATATTGATAATTTAACAGTATCATTTGATTCTGCTGGATATAGTGGTGGACTTACTTCTTTGAAAGTATTTAACACATCTCACTTTTTAGGTGATTTTAGTGGAGATAATTTAGAAGCTACACTTCAAACTGGAGAGTCTGAGATAGCTCCAAATATGAGAGCATTGGTTACAGGATGCAGACCAATAGTAGACACAGATGCTGCTAGAGGATTTTTACTACACAGAGAAAAAGTTGCTAGTACCTCTACCACTGATGGACCATTTACAATGCATCCAACTGGCATGATACCTTTTCATAGGTCTAATAAATATTTTAAAATTCCAGTAAGCGTGCCGAGAGCATGTACTTCGTCTGTATCGAAAGGAAAAATAGC